TTTCGGGGTCCCCCACATACGTAAACTAGGAGATGATTATGGCGATGAAAATTAAAGACCTTTCTTTGGTCTCAATCGTAACCGCCGGTTCACCACCTAGCGCGTGTATGGTTGTCACCTTGATGAACAGCCGGAACGGTAGTATCATTACACTCCCTGCAGTTAACCTTGGCGCCGATAATTTTAGTCTCAGGAATGAGACTCACTTTAAAGGTACTAAGGCGCTGCTGGAGGTGCTTGGTTTTACCGTCGAGGATATCATTTTAGGGTGGGACGAGTCAGAGGAGGACTTAAAGTCTTCCTTTCCGGAAATTCCCTTTAACGGGGTATCGGATTAACTGACTTGGGAGCTGTTGAGTCATAAGTTCAACAGTGTCTTCTTCTTGTGCTGCTGAAAAGGCTACGTATATGACTTCTTATGTAAAACCTGTCTACTACGTTTGTTCGTATACAGGGACGTCTCAGTCTACAGGCGGAACCGATGCCTTCGGGCAGCGGGTCCTACCTGTTTTGAGTACGTCATCCCCGGCTACCTACTACGTGTTCACTAATCAAGTGAACGGTGGCGATTTGCCTGGGTTTCGGGAAGTCATCAAGGGTGGTGGTAATGCTATGAACGCTGTGCATGCACAGCGATATAGGCAAGAGTCTACCATCTTTTCCGCTAAATGCCGGAGGTGGGTTAATCCCTTTTGGCACGCAGAGGGTACGTTCCTGGATACCATTTATGGTAAGGTCAGAGTTGATACTCCGGGCCTTCCAGGATATAGCAGCATTGCTACAAACCGCGCTCAGAGCAGTTTCGTTAAAAGAGCGAACGCAGAGGTTACTCCCTTTATGGGGGGTGTATTTCTGGGCGAGCTCCGAGAAACTATCGAAACCATCAGACATCCATTGATGGGTATACGTGGATTACTTACCTCTCACCTAGAGCTCTTAAAGAAAAGACGCTCTAGTTTTGGAAGGCGAGGAACACCGCGGGACCTTAATAAGGCCGTGGCTTCCAAGTTAGCCTATCTTAGGGATCAATGGTTAGAAACGTCGTATGCCATTAAACCTCTCGTATTTGACGTTCAGTCAGGTGCTAGGGCATTAGCGAAGATTGCATCTCGTCATCAATCCACGACCCCAATCCGGGGTTACGGTAAAGATGAGTCAGCGATCCTTGCATCCACTAATGGGAATTTCTTGACTCAAGGTTTGTTATCGGTAGAGTATATCCGATTCATCCAAGATATCAGTGAGTCCCATTTTTATGGTGCGCTATTGGTGGAGAACAGCCAGAGTAATTTCAATCTGGATGCTCTCGGTTGGAACACAGATCAGTTCCTACCTACGTTATGGGAGTTGATCCCATACTCCTTTGTTGCTGACTATTTTGCCAATGTCGGTAATATTGTTGAGGCCGCTTCTTTCAATACTGCTAGGCTCAAGTATTGGGGATCGTCGAACAAGGCTACGAGACATTATGTCTCGGGCGTGGTCGGTGACCGTACTAATACTAAGGATCCTTCTTATATTGAGAGTAGTGTCAGCGCGGGCAAAACGGAGGCTTTTGTAGAGGTATTCGATCGCGTTGAGTTCCCATCCCTGGTGCCGTCGCTGGAGTTTAAACTTCCAACGTATGCATCGGTATGGACAAATCTCGTCGCTCTCGGTGCTCAACACAGAGGCCTAACTCCTTACTAATAGAGTTCAACAACATGACTTTAGTAGTCACTTCCCCCGTAACTGGGGGCGTTCAGACGGGCAGCACTGCGCCAGTTTATACACTGGTAACAGATGTTGCCCCGACTATCAATGGGCGACAATATATTGTTTCTGCTCTTTCGAGCGGGACATTTGCGTCGCTTCGCTTCCATGCTGTCTCCGACCCGTTTAGTGTGACGCTTAGCCGGGCTGCGGTCCTTAAGCCGCTTCCCCCGGTTAATCCGGTTACACTACGGTACGGAAATATTCCGAAAAACACTCACACTGTTCTTGTCCGCAAGGGCGTGAACTGCGCCGCTAATCAGCAACCAGAAGTGATGCTGATCCGGTGCACTTTCGATGTTCCTGCGGGGTCAGACTCTTATGACTCCCCGAACGTTCGAGGGGCTGTGAGCTTGTTGACTGGGGTTCTTACCCAGATAACGAGCGGTTTAGGTGACACAATGGTAACAGGTGTGCCGTAAGGCATTCCCGTGAACAATGTGGTGGTTAAGGCTTTTGTTAGCCTGGGCCGCATCATCCTTTATCTTCAGCTTGCTTATAGGCGAGCTGCTGCGAAGGGTGTTGCACCGCGGCGAGGGAGATAATTGATCTCCTTCGTTCTGCATAATCTGCAGGGAATATTAAAGGATGGACAGTATGGGAACTCTCCCTATTGCTCTTTACTCCGCTCTCGACCTTGATGTGCTAGAAGCGACGGGTAGGCCTTTATCCTTTTACAAGGATTTGGCTGGCCCGTTGCCTGATTTCCAGTATATGGATTGGTGCGCATATTCACTCTCTCATAGTATCGATAAGAAGTTTCTTCCTAAAGATACGAGAGATCAGGATAAGGCATGCCTCCTTAAGTTCCGTCTGAGTAATACTCATTCCGGATCTTGGCTGGATCGTTCGAACACTTCACTTGACGAGGAGCTTATGGGCACTTTTAAACAGTGTCTTTATGAGTTCTTCGAGCCTAGTGGTGTGCCATTGGTTGGCTCATTGGATGATATCTTCCTAGCAGGAAGATGTGGACCCGGAGCTTCACTGCTGGCTACAGGGGGGGACTTCTATTCTAAGATGTTCTCCTCTCGACTAACGAGTACGTCTCGCTCGCTTGTAAGTCATTATGAGCGCAATATACGGCGTTGGCCAGAATGGTCCGCAGGGGACTTAACCCGTGCAGCCACTTATGGTGCGCCGTGCATTGTCGAGGGTAGCAAACTCAGCTTCGTGCCGAAAAACGAACGCATCTCGCGGTCAATATGCACTGAGCCAACGCTGAATATGTTTTATCAGCTTGGTCTTGGTGAAATTATCACAAGGCGTCTTGAGACCTACTTCGGAATCGATTTAGGTACTCAGCCTGATGTGAACCGTGTGATGGCTAGGGCTGGTTCAGAGAATGGGACCTGGTCTTCTATAGACCTTGAGTCTGCTTCTGACACCATCTCTTTGTTAATGGTAAGAGCTATGCTGCCTTCGAGTATAGTATCGTATCTGGAGATCCTTCGATCTCCGACAACCTCCGTAATGGGGGAGCGCGTGCAGTTAGATATGGTAAGTTCAATGGGGAACGGTTTTACCTTTCCCTTGCAGACTGCCATCTTTGCTGCCGTTGTTAAAGCTGCTTACATGAGTGTAGGTCTCCCCCTTCTGAAAGGGGACTACATCAACTTTGGAGTGTTCGGTGATGACTTAATCATCGACCGGCGCGCCCGATGGCGCGTTGAGAGACTTCTCTCGCTCCTAGGTTTTATCATGAATGCAGATAAGTCCTTTTTTGAGGGACCGTTCCGCGAGTCTTGCGGGTGTGACTACCTCTCTGGTAGGAATATCCGTGGATGTTATATCCGCAGCCTTGATACGCTGCAAGATTCGTATGCCGCTATCAACATGCTTAATGAGTTCAGTGCTCGCACTGGATTCCGGGTAAGTTGGCTTATGACCTACTTGCTTGGGCGTGTTGACCGATCCGTAGAAATACCTGCTTGGGAAGACCCGAGCAGTGGCATAAAGATGCCGTTACGGTTCGTGAAGACAAAACGTGTTTCAGTAGGCAAGACTAAGGCGGCGAGAACCGCTGCCCGTCGAGCTGAAGAGACACAGAGCGTGCTATATCAGAAGTACGTTAACGAGGCAATGTTTACTCGGATAGGAAATGGGTTCATAGCTGATCCACGTGATAAACGTGGTAAGCGAAGAATCTATAACCCGTCCGGGCTTCTAATTGCCTTTTTGTCTGGCATGGCTTTATCCTCTGGACTTCCTATCCGGATAGCGTCCGGTGAAGTTCGATGGAGGAAGAAGTGGGCCAGCTGTTCCTACTGGGACAGTTTGCCGTTTGACGCCGCTCTTCAAGGCGGCTTCGATTGGCAGCAGTGGTATACTGCTGTTCACGAGAACTTTAGGTTCTAGTGAAACCGGG